AGTCTGATGGCAAAACCAACAACACGGGTAGAGGTAAATAGCTTCATTAAAGGGCTTATTACTGAAGCAAGCCCACTTAATTACCCAGCTAATGCGTCATTAGATGAAGAGAATTTTGAACTGAATAGAGACGGTTCTAGGGATAGGCGCCTTGGTATGGGTTATGAGCCAAGCTTTGCACGTATTGCAACAACCGTCCCTGTAATCAATGTATCAGATACAAACTTTTCAACATTCGTTTGGAATAGCGTAGCAGGTGTGTTAGATGATGACTTCTTAGTCGTACAGATAGATCAAGAATTAAAATTCTTTCGTGTAGATGCTGCATCTATATCTGGTACAGGTTTTATCGGAGCATTGACGCTTGCTAGTTTCCCTGCTGATGTGCGATATGCTTTAACATCAATTGACGGAAGATTGGTTGCAGCAGCAGGTGTAGACACTGTTGCTATTGTCTCATTCGATGGAACAACATTTACTGTTGAATACGATCGTATTAAGGTTAGAGATTCTTGGGGTGTTGAGGTCACAGGGATTCCTTCCTACGAGACGGATACAACATACCGTGGTGCTTTAGACAACACCCACTATTACAATCTCCAGAATCAGTCTTGGGGTGTACCACGTAAGAACTCTGCAAATGTATTAGTTGATCCTGTTGCTCAATATAATACAGATCTGTTGGTGTATCCTAGCAACTCTGAAACTGTTTGGACAGGATTACAATTTCAGCCAGTAACAGGCGGGACAACCTTTGAACGTATCTATACAAATCTCTATACAGAGTTGTTAGGTGCTACAGTTGTTGCTTCAAAAGGTTATTACGTAATTGATGCATTGCGACGAGGAATCACTCGTATGTCTGCATTTGCAAGCAACAACATCAAATATCCTACCCTCACAATTCCAGCAGTAACACTACCATCTGATGGATAAAGGTATTGGTAAAAGCCAAGCATATGCTATTGCTAATAAGAAGATGCAGGAGGCAGGTAATATTGATAAATCTGGCAATGCTACAGCCAAAGGTAAGAAACGTGGGGATATGACCCCTGCGCAACGAGCTAAAGACAGAGCGGCTAAGACTTCTGGTGGAAAGCCAGAGGATTACAAATATAACGCTAAGAATAACTCTGCTGTAAAAGGTAAAATTAACAAAGCTGTAAAGCATAGGAAATAATGTCAAGCAAACCTCTAGAAATCCGTACAGCCTTTCAAGGCGATCAATTAGCTGAATACATTGCTAATACGTGGCATACATACAATACTCAGCGGAATACGAAGATTGAACAGTGGGTGGAGCTTCAGAAGTATATTTTTGCTACTGATACAACTACTACAACCAATTCAACATTGCCGTGGAAGAACAGCACAACCCTTCCTAAGCTGTGTCAGATTCGTGACAATCTTCATTCCAATTACATCTCAGCATTATTCCCTAATGATGACTGGCTTAAGTGGGAAGCATACAGTCAGAATGATGCAACAAAGGATAAGGTAGAAGCAATTGAATCATACATGTCCAACAAGACACGAGAAGGGGGCTTCCGTACGTCTGTTAGCCGTCTGGTGTATGACTACATTGATTACGGTAATGTCTTCGCTACAGTTGATTTTGAAGCCTCCTATCGATATGATTCAGCAGATGAGCGTGTTATCGATTTCATTGGTCCTAAGATTAGACGTATCAGCCCTTTAGATATTGTGTTCAACCCTCTGGCTGCTTCTTTCAAAGACAGTTTTAAGATTGTACGGAGTGTTAAGAATATTGGCGAATTGCGGTTGATGGCTAAGAACGAACCAGATAACAAATATCTGGAGAAGGCTCTGTCACAACGTGATAAGATGTTCTCACATATGAATGCATATGGTGTTGAGGATTGGCAGAAAGCAGAAGGTATTCAGGTAGATGGCTTCGGTAACTATTACGACTATCTCCAGAGCGGGTATGTAGAGTTGCTTGAGTTTTATGGAGACATCCATAACCAAGTGACAGGACAAGTTGATTGTGGACGAGTTATTACGATTGTAGATCGGATGTACGTCATTCGTAATGAACCGCTTCCTACATGGCTTGGGCACGCTCCAATCTACCATGCAGGCTGGCGGACACGTCCTGATAATCTTTGGGCTATGGGGCCTTTGGATAATCTGGTTGGTATGCAATATCGCATTGACCACTTAGAGAATCTAAAAGCAGATGCTATGGACTTGGCTGTGCTTCCTCCTTTGGTTATCAAAGGAGAAGTGGAAGAATTTCAATATCGTCCAGGTGCAGAGATTCACATTGATGAGGCAGGGGATGTCCAAGAGCTTGGTCACAATGTTCAATGGGTGATTGCAGCAGACACTGCTATTGACCGTCTAGAACAGCGTATGGAGATGTATGCAGGTGCCCCTAGGGAAGCCATGGGCATTCGCACAGCAGGTGAGAAAACGGCCTTCGAGGTCCAGCAATTGCAGAATGCTGCTGGTCGCATCTTCCAAGAAAAGATTACAACATTTGAAATCGAGCTTCTGGAAAAAGTGTTGAATGCTATGCTGGAAACAGCTAAACGTAATATGGATACAGAAGATGTCATTCGTGTTATGGATGATGATTTAGGAGTGGAACGGTTTGTCAAAATCACGAAAGACGATATTACTGCTTCTGGCAAGCTACGGCCTGTCGGTGCTAGACATTTTGCTGCACAGGCTCAGCTACTTCAAGGAATCTCTGGAATCTTTAATAGTAATATGGCAAACGTAGTGAGCCCACACTTAAGTGGTAAGGCTCTTGCTAAACTGCTTGAAGAAGTGCTTGGTTTGTCTCGGTATTCTTTGTTCTCCCCTAATGCTGCAATCTTTGAGCAACAAGAGACACAACGCCTAGCATCACAGGCACAGGAGGATTTGATGGCTGAACAGTCTGTCCCTATTGGTCCTGCTAACGGAGGTGTACAGTGAAACAGAGCTGGTTGAAGGGACTTACACCTGAGAAAACTAAGATTGTACAAGCAGATTTTGTAGGTAGTGCTGGTGCTCGTATCCGTCTAGTAGAGATGCTTCAGGATAAGATTCGAGTGTCAGACGCTGTTAAACGTAAGAAGGAGAGCTATGACTCTCCTAATTGGGCCTACCTACAAGCTGATGCAATTGGGTACGAAAGAGCCATTCTAGAAATTATTTCACTTATTTCTGACTAATTTGAAGAAAATTGACGATTCTTTAGATAAATAAGGATATATGGTATATAGGAGAAAATATACCAATATGAAAACAAACTATGATTATCAGAAAACTTACAGGGATAAGAATAAAGAGCAAATCTCTGAATATTCCAAAACCTATAAAGAGTTAAATAGAGAGACTCTGAAGGCATATCAACAAGCCTATCGTCTTGCCCACCCTCGGACTGTCTTGGAAGAAGAGAAAGCAAACCGAAAAGCAATACGAAAAGCTAAGAAGGCTCTCACAATAGAGTGTATAGAAGCAGATAATATACCTATTTCAGATTGTACGAAAGAGCTAAAAGTCAAGAAAACCCCTCGCATCTATAATCCTAACCATCGAAAAGAGTATCTAAAAAATTACGAAGCTACTCACAAAGAGCAAAGGGCGAACGCAACTGCTAAACGTAGAGCTATGATCAGGAGGTCGTCTGTTTTAAACACGTCAGATTGTACACCCTTTTTTATCTTATCTCGAAAGTTAACAGAGGCGACAGGGGTGCAACATCATGTGGATCACATCATCCCATTGAATCATCCGCTTGTGTCAGGTCTACATGTTCCGGCTAATTTACGGGTGATTCCAGCAAAAGAGAACCTATCTAAGCATAATAAGCTATTAATTGAATTTATTTAAAGAATTTTGTCGAATAGTGATGATTTTCCCTATATAAGCTTATGTAAACAGAAATGTTTAAAGCTAGTGTAGGGGGCAGCAAAAAGCTGACTAGCTAAGTTCATGTCGTCTTGAAGACAAGAATGAAATACTGACAGACTACTTACCATCTTATCATACGATAATTGAACAATGGGGGTAGGGGGGAAGTTATGTGAACTTAAGACAAGTATATATCTATATATATATATTATATACTAGCTTTATTGAATAGACGAATCAATACGAATGCTGTGAAGCATGAGTAGATGAGTGCGTTAAGAGATAATATGGAAATATGGCAGAGTGGTCTATTGCATCTGTTTGCTAAACAGACATCTACGAAAGTGGGTCAAAGGTTCAAATCCTTTTATTTCCTCCAAATCTGGAAGCTACCGAACAGGGTTCAAAACGGTCTTGAAAACCGTGGATGTTAGGGATAGCATAGGGTTCGATTCCTTTAGCTTCCTCCAGATAAGCCTTTTTAGTTTAATGATAAAACAATTGTTTTGTAGTCAATAGTTGGTGGTTTGATTCCATCAAGAGGCACCAAGAACATGCATCCTTAGTGTAATGGCAGCACAGCAGCCTCCAAATCTGCTTGTAGTGGTTCGAGTCCATTAGGGTGTGCCAGTAAATAAAATAGAAAGAACTATACATGTCCACCGACAGTATTTTTAGTAATCAAGATTCCGGGACTACCATCCCAAATGTAGACATTGTAAGCAACAATGTCAGCGCTAATAATGAGGCTGAGCTAACAAACCTGTTATCCGGTATCAAGAACGAGCGTGGAGAGCCTAAATACAAGTCTCTTAAAGAAGCTATCATCGGTCTTCAGAATGCACAAGAATACATCCCAGACTTGAAGCAAAGCCTTCATAATAAGGATATTGAAATTGAAAAATTGCGTGCTGAAACAAAGCGAGTAGCTGATTTAGAAGATGCTGTACGTAAGCTCACTGATCGTGGAACTATCGAAGGCACACCACCTAAGACATTCTCTGAGCAGGATATTGCTGAACTAGTGAATAAATCTTTGGACTCTAGCCTCACCCAGCGTGAGATTGCTGCTGTTCAAAAGCAAAACATCCAAACTGTCGTAGCATCTCTTCAATCAACCTTCGGGGCAGATGCGGAGAAGAAATTTTATGACAAGGCTGTTGAGCTAGGTATGTCAGTACAAGAGTTTAATACTCTAGCTGCTAAGTCTCCTAAGATTGTTCTAAGTGCCCTTGGCATTGCAGGGAAGGCGCCTACACAGGCGTTTACGCCCTCTCAAGGGAGTGTTAACACACAAGGCTTTACGCCACAAAATGATACGTTCGTTGGACGGAATAAAACAGCTACGTTGGTTGGTTCTACAACTCAAGATTTGCGAAATGAAAGCATGAAAGCAAAGCAAATGGTTGAAGAGCTACACGCTGCTGGTAAATCTGTTCATGATCTTACCGATCCTAAAGTGTATTTTAAACACTTTGGTTAATATTAATAGGAAATAATAAATGTCTCAAAACCGTGCCAATAGCACTGCGTTCATCGAAAGTGAACAGTACAGTGCCTTTATTCTGCGCAACCTCCATGATGGTTTGCTCCCCGGTAGCTACTTCCGTAACGTCTCTGACTTCGGCTCTGGTACTACGCTTCATATCAAGACAGTTGGTTCTGTAACGATTCAAGATGGTGCTGAAGAAGTGCCTTTCGAATACAGCCCGATTGAATCTGGTGAAGTGACCCTGACAATCACTGATTACGTTGGTGATGCTTGGTATGTCACTGATGAGCTTCGTGAAGATGGTGCTCAAGTTGAAGCTCTTATGTCTGCTCGCTCTAGCGAAAGCACACGAGCTATTCAAGAAATCTACGAAACACGTTTCTTGGCTAAATGTAATAGCGCTCAAACGAATGCTAATGCCAACACCATTAACGGTTTCCCTCACCGTATCGCCTCTGCTGTAGTTACTGCTGGTAGCGAGAACACTGTCACTCTGGCCCATTTCATTCA